AAAAACATAGGGGTTTTCCCTAGTATGTGATTTTTAAATATCTGCTAGTCTTCTCGGCATGAACATCGAACAATCCGAACAAGCCTGTGCTGAAGCATTACTTGCTTACGCCTATAACTTAGTTATAACTTACAACCAACGTCCTGACGACAGAGATGCTGCCATGGTTGGTTTAATAGCCAAAGCTTTAGAGCTTCATGTCGAACGCCCAATTAATATTTTTGGTATGTATCAATGATTAATAAAGACATTCCAGCATTTCCTCAACCAGAACCAATTTTTAATGAGTTCCACCCAAATTACGGAAAAGACAGAGGCATGACCTTGCGTGACTACTTTGCGGCTCAAGCATTAACTGGCGCTCAAGTATGGGATGCAGTTTTAAATGGCAAAGAATCATCACAATTTTGTGGTGGTGTAAACAAACTTGCTGAAGTGGCTTATGCAGTGGCAGATGCAATGATGAAAGCAAGAAATGAAAACAACCGATAAGTTTGATCCTGCTGTTCAATGCGTGGGCAAGCACCCCTTCCCCACTTTTTTAATAGCCAATTCCACAATCAACAAAAAAAGAGATAATTCTTTTCAGATCTACAAATGTCCATCTTGTGGGTTTTTTCACATTGGACATTCAACGACCAAGATGAGAAGCTTGAAACGTAGTAAAAGCGGCACACATTATGGCTAACCCATGGTTCAGACTCTATTCAGAGTTCGCACACGACCCCAAAGTTCAAATGCTTTCAGAGGCAATGCAAAGACGTTATGTCATGCTCTTATGCCTTAGATGTAGTGAAGTACTTGAAACGTTACATGAAACAGAGATTGCTTTTCAATTGCGTTTAGATGAGGCGCAATTGCTAGAAACAAAACAACTGTTTATTAGCAAAAACTTTATTGATAAACACTGGAACATTTTGAATTGGGACAAACGTCAATTTGTCTCAGACTCAAGCACCATGCGGGTTCGCAAGTATCGTGATAAAAAGAAACAACCAAGTAACACTGATGAAACGTTACAGAAACGTCCAAGTAACGCTATAGATACAGAAGCAGATACAGATACAGATAAGAAACAGAATAGTAAGCGTGGCTTGCGCCTCGCCAATGATTGGGTTTTGCCAAACGAATGGGAATATTGGGCTAACAAGGAAAGACCTGATTTGAATGCCATGCAGGTAGCAGATCAGTTTAAAGATTTTTGGTGTGCCAAGCCTGGCAAAGATGGGGTGAAGTTGGATTGGGCAGCCACTTGGCGTAATTGGGTGAGAAACCAAAAAGCCCCAAAGATGAATCCTGCCGACATTGTCAGAGTTACTGTTGCCCCATCCAACCTGCCCGACCCTGCTTTAGAGAAGATTAAGGCAGATGAAAAAACAACACGCCCACCAACACCCGAAGAACGAGCAATTCTTAACTCTTACAGGAGAAAAGCATGAACACCCGAAGAACGAGCAATTCTTAACTCTTACAGGAGAAAAGCATGACAAAAGAAGAATGGGAACTTGTAGGTCAATTTGTTAAAGATGTTGTAGATCGATTTGATGAACAAGAAAAAAGAATAAAAAATCTTGAAAACCAATTAGAAAAGTTAATTGATGATTTAGAAGAGGATTGGATTTTTGAGCAAATGAATGGTGTTAGGGAAGCCAAATGACACACGCTGACGCAATGAGAATCTTGGACAAAGTGAGAGATGGGGTCCCTTATCCTGAAAAAATCATACTGATGGCCTTGGAGCTTACTGGTGACCTACAGCAGAAAAACAATTGAGAACCCTAGCGACAGAGTCATCCTTGAAAAAGCAGAAGCTCGTGAGCTGTACCGCAATTGGGAATCATCCCAAAACAGGGACCTTATCAGAGCCAGACTTGAACGAGCAGAACGCATATATGGCAGCGGTGCTAGAGACAGAATTAGAACTTATATGGCCCAAATGAGAGAAGGAACCCTTGAATGACATTTATGGTCACATTTATGGTGGAAGGCACACCAGTACCCAAAGGCAGACCTAGGTTTGCTAGACGGGGCAAATTTGTCTCAACTTACAGTCCAAAAACCACAGTTGATTACGAATCTAAGGTTTCTGAGTCGGCAAAGCTTGCAATGGGTGCTTCAGAGCCCCTAGAAACGCCTGTAGGAGCTTATATCTACATAACCTTACCTGTTCCAGCCTCATACAGTAAAAAACGCACACAGGCTTGTTTATCAGGCCAAGAGCGCCCAACAAAGAAAAGTGACATCGATAATTATTGCAAAGCAATATTTGATGGCATGAACGGCATTGTGTTTGTGGACGATAGCTTAGTAGTTTCACTTCATGCTACCAAGGTTTACGGCACTATTGGCATGGTTGAGGTTATGGTCAAAGAAGAACTGGAATAAGGGTAAGTCCCTATATAAATAATCAAGATTTCAAGATACAGTAGCTACATCAACACATTTTTAGGAGAAAGTAATGCACACAATCAATTTTGAAGCCAAAACAGGTTCAGGTGATGTAGAAGTCAAAGTCACTATGTCTTTCAAGGCAGACAAGTATTCATCTTGGTCTGAGAACATTGAGATGGTTACCTACAACGGCATGGACATCATGGGCTTAATGACAGATGAGCAGTTTGCTGACCTTGAAGCCAAAGGCGTTTTAGCCATTGAAACCCAACGTCATTGGGAAATTGTGAACTACGAGCCATGAATACTAAATTTGTATGGGCAGCCATACTTTTAATGCTCATGGCCTTTTGGTCTTGGGTTATCTACATTGCAAGGCATATATGACTGAAAACCAATCAAGAAATGACACTTTAGAAGAGGTAGCCAAAGAAATTGAAAAAATGACTGTTTTTGGCAAAGACACAATTTCAAGCTTTGCTATCCTTATTCGGAATTTAAAGGTTTGCCCCCCATGCTATGGCAACTGTAACCAAGGCAGAAATTGCCCTGCAAGGAAATAAAAATGATGCCACAAATAGACATTGGCGCAAGATTCTCTAATCACAGGTTCAAGCTTTGCACGAAATGCGACATAAGCAAGCCCCCTGAAGGTGGGATTGACATGGGGCATAAATGGATCTGCCAATCGTGTTGGAACAAGCGGATTACAGGCAAATACCTTAGACAGAACCAAGTAAAAAATGCGTAAACGCACTAAACGCAAAATGTGGAACTTGATTGACCCAATCCAACATGGGATTGTGGGCGCTGCCATCACCCCTAGGCAAACCTTAGACAAGCTAAGAATGACAGAATATTCCGCTTTGGACGCAATGACCAAAGGTGTGGGTACAGTGCAGGATTGGCGCACCTTAGTTGATGTGCTTAACCTGTCAGAAGTCATGGCCAAAGGCGGTATTGGTCCCGAAGTATTGCCTGTTTGTGAGAAAGCCCAAGATGCTTTGCACAAGGCGGCCATGCGCTACCAAGCCACTATGAAAATGGGTTTGGATGGGCTTGGCATTCAGGCCATCAGGGAGCTAATCGAATATGCAGACCTCCAGCAAGGCAGTATTTGCCGAAGTGAGTTTGAGAAATATGTAAAGAAAACCCGTGACTACATCAGATCCAATAACGACAGGGTGGTGGAAATCGTATGAGTTTTATGGACAATCTTTCGCCCGAAGTGCTGGAAAAAGCATGGGAAATCATGGAGCAAAGGCGCAAAGAAGCTTTATCGAAGAAGCTTGGCAGACCTGTACTTGATTGGGGTGGTAAGCGCAAGGGCGCAGGTAGACCTAGATATCTACCCTACAACACCATAGTAAAAATAGAACTCAATGCAGTCCAAAAGAAAGTATTGGCTGAAATGGGTGATGGCAGCATCGACAAAGGCATAGAAAAGTTAATCAACGAGGCAATGTAATGGAAAATCCCGCACACTTAGCAATCAATTTCATCCTGACAAACGCACCTAAATATGCCCAATCAAAGGCTACTCGGGTGCAATTAGAGGAATATCGCAAGTCCAAAAAGGCAATTCTCATGTCAAACGAGGAGGGTACATTGGGCGCAAAAGAAATGTACGCATACGCCCATGCAGACTATGTTGCGCTACTGTTTGAGATCAAAGAAGCAATAGCCCAAGAAGAGGAACTCCGGTGGAAACTTGAAGCTGCCAAGCTACGAGTGGAGGTGTGGAAAACCGAAGAGTACACAAAACGAGTGGAGATGAAGTTATGAACAGAGATGACATCATTCGCATGGTGAAAAAAGCTGGCGGTGGGCAGTTGTCAGACCGACAATTCCAATTGCATGGCTTAGACACAATTACAAACTTTGCCAAGCTGATAGCAGAGTATGAACGCAATGAAATAATTCAAATTCTGGAAGATTCCACTGGATATGTCCAAATGGATTTGATCAGGGATAGGGGGCAAGCATGACATGGCCATTTCCACCATTCCCCAACCCTATAGACAAAGGCAATAAAGTGCCTAAATTTAATCCTGACAACCATGAGGATGCGCCATTTTGACCTACCAAAAACACCAGTATTACAGAGACAAAGATCTTCTAGAACTTGCCAAAGGGGAGCCTTGTCTTTTACAGGTGGCCTCAAATTGTTTAGGGGGGGAGGGTTCCACAACTGTAGCGTGTCACTCAAATCTACTGATTCATGGAAAAGGTCGATCCATCAAGGCCGATGACCATCATTCGGTATGGGGGTGCAGCAGATGCCACACTTGGCTAGACTCATCATATGCCGACTATGACACCAAAAATCTAGCCTACCAAGAAGCCTACAAAAGACAACTTCACGCATGGCTTGATTTGGCAGATAATATAACCATCAAGCCTTGGCGTAGAGAAGCAGCAAGGCGTGTTTTAACCCACTTGGGAGTCCCGTATGGACAATGAAATTGGTGATCTCGTTTTAACCTTGTTGCACTCAGCGACCAACACCCACATTTTGCATTGGCAATCAAAGTCTTATGCAGAACACCAAGCCCTTGGGACATTCTATGAAGCATTGCCTAGTAAGGTTGACGAACTTGTTGAAGCCATTCAAGGCCGATACGATTCAACAATTGAATTCCCCATAGGTTATTACCCACCTGAAAAGACAGGCAAACGTGAATTGCATGATCTCTCAGAATATTTTGAGGAAAAACGCAAAGTACTACCTCAAGATTCTGAGATACAGAACATTGCCGATGAAATTCAAGCACTAATCGACTCAACTTTATATCTCTTACGATTTCCATAAAAATATGGGGTGGGTAAATTTTTAAGGGGGGGTACTTCCAAATTAGTGGGGGTCCCTCTTTTTTGACCCAAAAAACACATCAACATTATCTCGATTATCTCGATGGCAGGGGGAGAGATAATACATAATATAATCGGCACATAATCGATAGATAATCCGCATATAATCCATTTCATTCTAAAATCACTGTAAACCCTTGTTTTTATTGAAAAAAGCACACCCACAGCACCACAGCGCAGCATTAAAGCGCAGACCACAGCGCAGCACCTGCAGACACCCATAGCACCACACAGGGCAAAACCTGCCACACAGCGACACAGACAGCGCAGCAGGGCGCACCACAGGCACAGCGCAGACACCACAGACACACAGACAAGCGCAGACACTCACAGACAAGCGCACACAGCGACACCACACACAGCAGACACCCAGCACCTGCAAGCCCGTAAAAACAGGCACACAGGCACAGCACCTGCCACACAGACAGGCACAAAAAACCCTGCTAGACACCCAGCAAAGCGCAAAACAGGCACAGGGATAACCCAGCACCTGCAGACCAAAAAAAACCCGTAAAAACGGGCTTTAATCGGGTTTATTAATTAATGCAGCGCATATGACACCACAGCACTAGACCAACACATTCTACAATCTCTGCACTCACCGCCCTGCGCTGGGGCTTTGCAGCTTTCACCCATGGGCTTGTCTGTGTGGACATTAGACACAGTGACACCAGCGACACCCTGCAGCGATACAGGCACAGTAACGGGTTTATCTGGGTACATGGCAGACAAGCGCACAGTTAAATTTTTAGGGATTGCATTCTTTCCGTGCTTTGCAATAAAAGCCTTAGTAATTCCATATTCCCTAGTTGGCAGCCAGTGGCTTGTGCTAGGTGTGGCAGCG